TAAAAAAGTTACGGGGTTACCAACTAATAGTCTAATTAATGATTGGTTAATTATTAATTATATATAGGGGTAGGGTAGGGTGTAACTGCCGAACCGCGTAACCTAAGCGCTATAAATACTATTACATCAACGTTTAGAGAGGTTACGGACTATGTACCATACTACTGCACTTTCGTTCTTAAAGAAAGGATATCAAGTAATACCACTTAGTAAAAAGACTGGTAGACCGATAATTCCATTTAAAGACAGAGAAATGACGAAAGAAATAATTGAATCAATCAACTGGTTTAACTGCGATTACGCATTACTCATGCGTGGGATGTGGTGTATCGATATTGATACGCACGAAATGGATGAGCGGTTAGCAGGTGAATTGCTGACAATGATTAAATCTTTAAGTGTTGATTTATTAGCAGTACTTACTACTGATCAATACGGAACTGGTTTAGATGGTTATTCGTCAATTATCAGAAGTGAGCATAAAGATGAATTGATAAGCAATTTTAAAAATACTTTCGTCGAGGTCACAAAAAGTGGGGGGATGCATATCTTATTTAAAAAGCGTGACGGCATAAACTACTCACAAAAGATTGGTGTAATGCCTGGTGTCGATATTAAAGCGAATGACAATAACTATGTGAAGATATTTCCGTCTGACGGACGAGAAGTGTTACAAGCTGTTAAAAACTTACCTTACTACGATGGAAAATTTGAAGAAGATATTTTTAAACCAAAACAAGAAAGTATCGTTACTTACTTCGGTGGTTCGATTGTTAAACCGAAAACAACAGGAAATCATGAGGGGCGTGTGGCTTATGAACGTGTAGCAACTGGAACATCATATAACAGGAATGATGATTTGTTTAAAGGAGCGTGTTGGGCGTTTGAAAATGGTATCGATATTGACGATTTAACATCAATCATTGGAACAGTAAAGGGTAGAGATGTATTTACACGAGAGGAGTTTGAATTAACAATTGAATCAGCGAAACGAAAAGTCAGCTACGTCACTATCAGAACATGATATCCAAAACCTTATCCGAATGGAATTATCACAAGCGGGGTATATGGTATTTCGAGCAAATGTCGGAAAGGTGAAAACAGCAGATGGTAGATTTTTTGATACAGGTTTACCAAAAGGTTTTTGTGATTTGTTTGGATTCAAACCAAACGGACAAATATTTTTTATCGAAGTTAAAAATGAAACAGGTCGAGTAAGACCTGAACAGAAAAAATTTATGGAGGTAATGGCATCGAAAGGGGCGTTAGCCGGAGTGGCGCGTTCGGTGGAAGATGCTTTGAAAATAGTAAATGGATATCATTAATAAATTTAAAAAGTTAGACCATTACAAGAAAGTTAAGCGATTGATGTACGCAGCATGACTTTCTGAGGAGGTATAGTATGGCAGATAAAATAAACGCAGAGAGTATGCAAGCTGCATACAACGAAAATTATCAAACATTTTTAGCCAAAAACGCAGATTACGGAAATTCTTTCGAAAAGTCTTTGGATGACTTCGGATTTATCGCTGGTGTCGTACGTATAAGCGATAAATACAACAGGCTATATAATCTTACCCAGAATAAACAAAACGTCTCAGAGAGCCTGTCAGACACGTTAAACGACATGGCTAATTATTGCATGATGTTGTCTGTCTGGATGGAGGAAGAGGAACGACACCGAAATTTAGAGCATGGGGGATAAATGATGTTAATTAATAAAAATTTAGTAAGAGACATTAGACTTGCTATCAATGAATACGATGATAATTATGACGAAGATAACGCAGAAGTTTGTATAGAAGTCATTAGACGATTGATTGAACAAGAGGAATTCTGATGATACCGAATTTTAGAGCGTTTAATAAAGAGACCCAAAAATTGTATAGCATTGATGGCTTTAAATCAAGTGAACGCAAAATATATAGATGCAGCTTAGCTTACGATGAGTTTCGCCCCGGACATATGGAGACATTCCATTTTGTAGAGGATAATCTTGACAACTATATACTCATGCAATCAACAGGAATGTTTGATAAAAATGGCGTTAAGATTTTTGATGGGGATATTGTAAAATTTATGGTGCCAAATCAAATGATTTCAGGAACTTATCAGATTAGACAAGCAAAATCAGGAGAGTGGAGACTTGATAACAGAGTCCAAGGAAGACCACTTTATATCTCTGGAAGTTACCACTGTGAAGTCGTCGGGAACGTATGGGAGGATGGCGATTTACTAGAAAGTGTGGAAGAATGAGTTTTAGATTGTCTTGGGAAATTAACGGCAAAATCGCTGAGGTTGTAGGTGACTATAAGACTCTAAAAGCAGCCTATGACTCAATTAAGGTCCACATCAAAGACAGAGATAAATTTGCCAGTCCTTATTATCGCATGTGGCAAAAAGGCAATGTATTTACTGTCGATTACGGCAAGCACAATGCTTTTTATAAGATTGAGGAGAGGCGACATTTGAAGAAAAAAATAAATTAATGAAGGACGAAATCAAAAATCTGCGTGCTATCATTCAGAGAAAGGATGAAGCGCTGAGATTTAGAGGGCAGACAGAAATTAATTGGAAGTGAGGGAATTTGATTTATAAATTTAAACGCTATGCGGAAGAATTAGAAAGGATTTACCATGACAGAATTTAAAAGTCTAGTAATAAAAAAATCGTCATTGGAAATATATCTTACAGACAATGACTTGGAATATATAGCGAACGGCTTTGACTTAGAAATACCACTTGGAAACGAGAAATTTGGTAGTGTTTTTATAAAAAAGTCGCTAAAAAAAGATTTAGTGAAATCGGTAATAAATTTCGATAAAAAGATAATGAGTCAAGCAGATTTACAAGCTAGAGAGTTTGCTAAGGAGGTGGAGTGATGGAGCTCAAAAATCTAACTGAAAAAACGCTTAAAATATTTGGCGCCGAAAGCACTGACGAGTTAGCGTCAAGCATTATGAAAACAGTAGAAACAAATGATTTTAACGTCTACAAAAAATTTGAAGAGATGGTTAAAGATTTGAGCACAGACTGGCTCCAAAAAATCTATCAATACTACCTTGCTGACCGAAAAGAAAAAAAGCAAGACTACACGCCAAAATCACTGGCAAAACTCATGGCTAAACTTGCATTGCAAAAAAACGATGGCTTGATTGTCGATATGTGCGCGGGAAGCGGAGCTTTGATCATACAGGCTTGGAATTTAGATAACGATTTAGAATTTGAGTGCTTAGAATATGATGAAAAAGTATTGCCAATGCTAATTTTTAATATGGCAATACGTAATATTAGATCGACGGTGAAGCATATGGATGTTTTGCAAGATGAAATTTTAAATATATACACAATAGAGCCAACAGAAAAATATGGAAAAGTGGTGAAACAGCATGGCAACAACAATCAGCAATCCGCCGTATAACCTTAAATGGCGACTTCCATTCTTCGCCAGTTCTCAGCCTAGATTTGATTTAGGAGTACCGCCAGAAAGCAATGCGAACTTCGCGTTCGTGTTGACCGCACTAGAAAAGGCAGACAACGCAGTATTTCTATTGCCAAATGGCGTTTTATCTACGACTAATAAATCCGAAATGAAAATCAAAGAAAATCTAGTCAATGCCAATTATATCGAGACTGTCATTTCCTTACCAGGAAACATATTTGAGGCGACAAGCATTTCGACTTGCTTGATTGTTTTTAACAAAAAGAAAACTGATTATAAAGTTAACATGATTGATTTAACTTCGAAAACAAGCAAGGAGAAGCGAGCGCAAAGAGGACAGGTTGGAGAAACGAACATTCATCGAGTCTATGAGAAAGAATTAAACGTAATTTCAGATGACTTGATATCTGAAGTATTAGAAATAATTGAAAACCAAGCGGACAATGCCGGGCTATCCAAAACAGTGAGCATAAATGATATTAAAGCGCAAGGGTTTAATCTTAGGCCCTCAAGATATATTGATGTCGAGTTAGAAGAAAGTAATTCCAGGGACTATGATTATATCGTTAGTGATTTGAACCGCATCATATCAAAGAAAAATTCAATCAAAATCACAATCAATGAAAATATGGCAAAATCTTTAGAATTGTATGAATTAGCATTAGATTTCAAAAATAGCAAGGCGATTAACAAAACAATGAATGAGATGCTAAAACCACTTAATTTAAAAATTGGAAAAGAAGATGTTGTGTCCTTGACTCGATATAAGGAAATGAAATTTGAGGTCAAAGATTTTGACGAATTACCAGAAATGATTTCCATTTTTTTGAGCATGTGGCGACAACAGATGATGGCGTTGAATAATGAAGAGAATCGACTACTAATCGAGTTAAGAGATACGCTACTACCTGATTTGATGTCAGGGAAAATTAATTTGGAACAGGAGGCATAAAATGATACCGGTTAAACGAGTAGGTAGGTTTAGATTTAATAACCGAGAGGTGGAGTGATGGAACAACAGATATTAAAGCTAGAGTATAACGATAAATATAGTGCAGGAACTTATATTACTATCATTGAAGAAAATGAGATTGAAAATATTAAATATAAAATAAAACAAATTATGCCACTTGATTCTGGAAAATTTTTAATTGAAAGAACGTGGGGTGATTATGAGGAGGTCGCAGATGAAATGGAATAAATTAAAAACCAGAGAGCTAACTGATGAAGAACAAGAAATACTTGACTACTTGGTTGACACAATGTTCCAGCAGGAGCAGAAGATTAGCAAACGCAACATTATCATCACGTTTTTAGCTATTATGCTTATTGTCGTATTAGGGCTTGGCATATCACTTAAAAACCACTACAAGCCACAAATAGCAGACTTACAGTCACAATTACGCAGAACACAAAAACAGCTTAAACGTGCTAGTGATGATAGAGCTAGACAGACAAAGCGGATTGCTGAGCTGACAGGGAATGGGGGATAACGTGAAACGAAAAGCAATAAGCAAAAAGACTAGGCAATTAGTATTAGAAAAATATAATTGTCACTGTGCCTATTGTGGGAAAGTGCTTGATATCAAAACACTAAGAGTAGACCATTTAGAGTCGATCAGAAATGGTGGTGCTGATGACATTAGCAATTTAATCCCAGCTAGGACTGATACAAAATATTGGCACGATTACATTTTTGGCAAAGCAACAGACATTAGATTTTTAAAAGGTAGACTGAAATTTACGATTAACGGAAAAGAAAACTATCCAGCACCTTTTCCAAGTGCAGTAATAATTTATTAACCGAGGTACAAAATGAACATTGAAGAAGTATTATACTTACCAGTTAAACGAGAAGGTTTAAACATAGGTCCAGATGAGTTTGATTGCAAACATCGTTACAGGACGCTTGATGGCGAGGAGGTAGTAACATCGTTTAAAGCTAAGTCGGAAGACGAGTTAGCAGACCAACCAAAACCAAAAGTGCCACAGTTTGTGGCTGATTGGTATGAGAAGCATAAAGATAGCTTGGAATATTGCATTTGGGAATACATAACCGAATGGGACAATCAAGAAAAAGATGATTTTTTCGATTTTATGAATTATAGCACATTTAAGCCTATCCAGACATTAGTTAACATGCATCAATTCGGCTACTCCATCCAAAAAGAGAAACTTTACACGGTTGAGATACCGAATCCAAATGATGCGACAACAGTTACTTATTTATCCAAAAACTCGGATGGTAAAGTAGAGATTAGTGGAACATATTTTTTTGACTGTGCGCCAAACAGCGACTGGCGAGAAGAACCAGAAACGCAACTCACAGAACAAGAAATCCGCAAAGATTTTGAATGGGCGTGGCAGTTTAGAGAAGAGGTGACGGAATGATTTTTTAGCTGCAATCTCATTACTAATGTTCTGTTTCTTTTTGGCTTCATTGCTATTCATTGGATGCCTTCTGGTAGTAAAAATCATAGAGCATTTAATTGATTTATAACCCCACGCAAGCGCATAAGAGCCTGCAATGGCTCTGTGGGTCTACGAGCTGGAATACTCGTTAAACTTACCCTGGAAGCTTTCTGTAAGTATTCAGCTAGCAGATTTGGAATAATTAGTCTGCTAGTTATAGAGCGAAATTTTTAGAAAGGGAAATATCCTCCGACATTTTTTTCATAAAAAATCTAAAGTCTGTTATCGCTCACAGATGATTATACAAGCGCAAAGCTGAAAATATAGTGCTGACACAAAACTAAAAATTTAATACTCGACATTTAACAACACAAAAAACAGTCAGCAGAAAAAGGAAAGGAGAACAATAAAAAAGCGCTCGTGAAAGCGCCATTCGGTATATATTCGTACAACTATTATATCATACGAGGAGCTTTCATGACGTTTTTTCCAGAAATTAATATACAAAAGACTAAATCAAACGCTAAGCGAAAACTAAGAGAATATCCACGCTGGCGTAGGATCGCTAATGATGTAGATACTCAAAAAGTGACAGCCACTTATTCCTTTGAGCCTAGACAATCACATGGAACTCCTAGTAAGCCAGTTGAACGCTTAGCACTCAACCGTGTGTCAGCTGAACAAGAATTAGAAGCAATTGAGCAATCAGTTAGTATGATATTGGAGCCAGAAAAGCGCAGGATTTTGTATGACAAATACTTATCTCCTTACAAGAATGCAGATAAGGTTATTTATACAGAATTATGTATGTCAGAGAGTTTTTATTATGACACGCTAGATGCTGCATTATTGGCTTTTGCAGAGCTTTATAGGGAGGGTTCTTTGATTGTAGAGCAAGGAGTTTTTGACTAGTTTTTATACAGTAATACAATAGTTTATACATAAAAATATGTGTTAATATAGTATTATCAAAATAGCAAGAAGAGATAATCATTTACCAACAGGCTATTTATTTAGTTATCAACTTTAACTACTATTAAAC